TCAGAGCTTACTGAAACGCCATAATCTGCGGGGAAGTATGAGCGCCAGAGGTTGTTGTTACGACAATGCCTGTGCGGAAAGCTTCTTCCATACGCTGAAGGTGGAATGTATCCACGGAGAGGACTTTGTCAGCCGGGAAATAATGCGGACAGCAGTGTTTAATTATATTGAGTGTGATTACAATCGGTGGCGTCGTCACAGTGCCTGTGGCGGTCTCAGTCCGGAACAATTTGAAAACCAGAACCTCGCTTAGGGTTGTGCCCATATTACGCGGGTAGGATCACAGCTCTTTCCTTCTGCCACAAGTTTTCGGGCATCATCACGACGAGAACTGGCATCTGCAAGTGTGATCGTCGGATACACACCCAGCGAGATCATTTTTGGCTTACCGGCAAAACGATAACGGAACCGCCAGCTCTTGCTTCCATTAGGTTCAATTAGCAATGACAACCCTTGCCCATCTCCGAGTGTATAGGCTTTAGTTTCAGGCTTAGCGCAGCGAATCTGCATATCGTTTAAAGGCATGTGGATAGGAATCCAAGACCGAACAGGAACATATACATAATCCTATACACATTCAGTGTCGGATTCTACTGGATGGTTACGGACGGTGATGGACAAAAAAGCAATAAAGTCGTTATAAATCAGTGTATTTATGGATGAATACGGACGTTTGAGGAACTTGAGATGGTGCCGATAATAGGAGTCGAACCTACGACCTTCGCATTACGAATTATAAGAACTACCTTTTAAGTCAACAACATACCGCGTCATACCTGCGCTCACACGTCCCATATTCGAAAAACATGCAAAGCCTTGCAAGCCGATGCAAAGCTTTGTGTGTCTCAGTTCTGTCTCACATCACCTGGCTATCATTAAACTCACAAGAGCGTGCATCGTTGATGATGTAGGTGATCACACCAAATATCGCATCCGTGATCGTGCGCCGGCATCTCTTCGCGGCTTCCTGTCTGCAAATCTTCTAAGTGAGGCTTTGGATGATTTCTGTATCACTTTATCCTCAACTCACCGTCCATTCTGCAAACTAGCAAAGACCCATCACGCGGACTAAGCGAAGCGTCGACAATAAGAAAAGTACCATTCATAATGCCTTCCAGATAGTGTGTCGCACCAGACCGCATGAATTACGTAGCCGCTGGCCTGGTGATGATGCACTGGTCTAGTGATAAGCGTTGCTCAACGTAATCTGCTGCTGGCGATGGGAATTCCATGATGCACATCCGATAGTTACTGTATATTAATACAGTAACTATCGGCGGTGTCGATCAATAGCATTTGTGGTGCTACACTTTAGGCCTTTTCGAATTCACTGACTTTTATCATGTTAAAGTTATTTGTTGATTATGTTTCCGTTGGCGTGCTGAGCACCACCCTCGACTTCATGACATTTGGCGCAGTGTTCAGCTTAATTGGTTTGAAGCGTGCTATACCGAACGTTTTATCGCCCTGCGTTGCATCCACGTTCAGATTTTCATCAACACCAATTTTACATTTAAGTGGAAAACAACGTCAGGTGGGTATCTGGCATTTTTCGTTAAAGAACAACAAAACTCATTGTCAGTTTGTTATCAAGACCAATACAAATCATGGCTACTGATCCATAACATATGGCATACTAATAAGATGTTTAATTTACGTATTTTCTTAGTTAACTAGAGGTAGTTTAAGTTGGAACACTTAAAATACAGACCTGATATAGATGGATTGAGAGCAGTAGCAGTGTTGTCAGTGGTCATTTTCCACTACTTCCCTTCTATTCTTCCTGGTGGTTTTGTTGGGGTTGATATATTTTTTGTGATATCTGGATACCTTATCACATCTATTATATTAAAATCGGCATCAAGTAATTCATTCTCTTATGTGGAATTTTACAAGAGAAGAATACTAAGAATATTCCCAGCTCTTTCGATAGTTCTTATATCATGTATTATAATCGGATGGGTTTATTTTTTCCAAGATGATTACAAATCACTTGGGAAGCACGTTTTTTCAGGCGCTTTCTTCATATCAAACTTAACACTATGGAGTGAGTCAGGTTATTTTGATTCTCAATCCTATCTTAAACCATTGTTGCACCTTTGGTCTTTAGGTATTGAAGAGCAGTTCTATATATTGTGGCCTATAATTATCTTGTTATGCTTCAAAAGCAAATACTCTAAACGTAATATACTTCTATCATGCGCAGCAATATTTATAGTTAGCTATACAATTAGTGTTTTTACCATGGCATACGAAGGTGGTGCTAACTACTACTCCCCAGCCTCAAGATTCTGGGAGTTAATGGCTGGTGCCATAATAGCAACATTACGTTTCATGGGTATAAAAACATCAGTATCTAAATCTATGTCATTGATAGGCGTTATAATAATAACTCTGTCAATAGCATTAATTAATGAAAAGATGGCTTTCCCTGGTTACATCGCGATAATTCCAGTAATTGGCGCATCTCTTATAATAGCATCAAATGGAAATGATTGGATTGCATCAAAAATACTCAGCTTTAAACCTATTGTTTTTATTGGGCTTATAAGTTACCCGCTATATCTATGGCACTGGCCAGTTTATTCATTCTATCGTTCTATATTGTCTGGATCACCGAGTACCAATGAGTTATTGATTCTAATGGCGCTGGCATTAGTATTGGCTATTTTAACTTATTTTCTTTTAGAAAAGCCTTTGCGTCATTCTGCAAAAAGGTCAGTTGCAACTATTATTCTAGCTGTCGTCGTATTTGGCTCTGGCGTATTTGGGATTGTCACGTACTCCATGAATGGAATTAAAGAAAGAAGCGTAAACAAATCAGCAGGTGAGTATGCTTCTGTCACAAATGTGTACGATTACTATAAATATGGTGAGCTATTGCGCGGTGGCATGTGTCACTCTGTGCTGCTAAAAGATGCCATATCTAACGGTTGCATTAAAAATAGCCGAAATAATATTTTTATAATCGGTGATTCATATGCAGCAGCGCTCTATAATGGATTGTCGAGTTACATAAAAAACAACAATAAAAAGTATGTGATAAGTCAAATGACAGACGGAAACGCCCCGCCATTGTTTGTTAGTGGTAAGGACGACCTCCAAAGAGACGTTAGTTCAATTAACTCTGACAGGATTAAAGAGATTGGTATGGTTAAACCTGAGATAGTATTACTAACGTGGTCTGTACGTGGTTCAAATGGAGTTCATGATAAAAAGTTAGCAATTGAAGCTCTCTCTTTAACAATAAAAAAAATAAAGAAAGCATCACCGCAATCAAGGTTGATAGTTGTTGGCCCTGTTCCTGAATGGAATGCTAATTTAGTTAAGGTGATATCAAATTACACAAGTGAATTCAAAAAAACGCCACCTATATACATGTCATATGGATTAAACGATGAAATTAAAGGATGGGATAAGTACTTTGATGAAAACGTGCCTAAGTTGGGTGCTGAATACATCTCAGCATACAGCGCTCTATGTAATGAAAGTGGTTGCTTAACAAGAGTAGGTGATGGCCCAGATTTTGTTACAGCTGTAGATTGGGGTCATTTGACAAAGCCTGGTTCTGATTTCTTAATGAAGAAGCTAGGGCATTTGATAATAAGATAAATTTACATGGGTGCTTGTCACCCATGTTTTACAATATCATCAAACTGTTGCTATTGTAATCCTCACTAAAGATCCATCCGCTTTCTTGACAAGGGCTTTTAGTGAGTTTTCTTCCCAGTATGGGACGAAGCAAGAGTTATCTTTTACTGCACTATCGCTAACGACGATTGGGCTGAACGGTATTTCTGCTGCCCTGTTGTCAGTGTAGTTAACTTTTATAGATACGAAATCACTAACACTTCCAGACGCAGCACCTAAAGAACACCATGCTGACCCACTACCAGAACCATTTGAATGAGCCTTAATACTTAATGCGTCCAAAGATGGGCTTAATTTGTGCAGTCTTATATCTAGAGATCCTGTATCTTTATAGCTATTAATCCTTGCGTTTCCAAGCATTGGGTCAATGATATTGCTGGCATTAACTCTACTGCTATCAATGTTTCCGGTAATTCCAGATATGGTGGTGTTGGGTGCGTCTACTATCAATGCGTTAGATGGCGTTGGTTTTATGCCAACTAAACGCAATCCATTAACAATACAATCACCTTGTATGTATAACTGGTTGGCATTAAAGTTAAGAGTATTTGTGTCAATGACAGAGACATTGGTGAATGTTTTACCATATGTATACCACAGACCACCAGATCCTGCACAATCCTGCATCAATATGTTTGATGCATAGCCACCTTTACCATCCATTCCTACACCAACACCTAGCGAACCAATAGATACAAGGTCATCAATTAAATGATTGGTTGGTAATTGATGAACTGGGTACTCAGCTAAAGGGAAGTCACCTGGTCTGTCAGTTTCATTGCCGATGTCTGCGCCCAGGTCAAAACCATCCCATACAGTATACATGGATAATAATTTACGGAACTGAAGATTATAGCATCTGGATGAAGTCCCGCCCACGGTTCCTTGCCACGTTTTTACACCTGACTCACCAGGTCGATAAGAAGTAAAGCCTATAACCCCACCATCGTGCCCATTTCCACCATCTTGCCTAAGAAATTGTACGGAGCTTACTGATCCATAATTTGTCCTGCCACCAATACAATAGTTTCCAATCCCTTTGTTTCCTGACAGATTCTCAAAAGTTATTATGCCATCAGAACCACCAAAGATAGAATCTGGCTCAATCATTTTACAATAACAACATCCAACAAAAAGGTAGCATGCTACAGACCCCGACGCATTTTCTACGTTAACTCCTGTACATTCAAAAATCCGTAATGTTGAATTTATCCCTTGATTCTTTGCATAGTCAGGGAGAAGTGATTCAATTCCAGGAAATTTGACGTAGTCGTTTACGGTTGGTTGATACCCCTTATCCCTGGTTTGTGCCAGCGTTGAAACAACTGATGCGGCATCAGTAATCCAGTTGCCATCCTCATCCCATGGAAAAATCATCCATGGTGTTGTGGCACTTTCCATATATGGGGACTTTACTAAAGAACCAGTACCTAGATTAGTAAATGTAATATTACCATCACCAATAAATTTTGCTTTACAGTCGATGGTTAATGCCTTACCACCAAAATCAACTGTCTCTCCACTATAAAAATGATAATCAACATCGATGAGAAGTCCATCTACCGCAGCAGATGCAGCATCCTGCAATGTTAGATAATCTGATAATTTTACTGAATACTTAAATTTTTTATCAGCTTCTATTGAATATTGATCTGGATCGTACTTCAATACGTTAGCAATATAGTCAACCTGAGAACCATAGGCATCATAGATAGCCATGCTATGACCCTTAACGGTGACAATTTTCACCAGTTGGCCGTTGTATACGATTTTACCGGCTGCGTTGATAATTAGCGGCTGAGCAATCTGTACGTGAGAGCCATCCTCATTTTCAATGTATACGGGTATCTGATTGGCAGGATTAACAGGATCGGTATCAATCTTACCAATGTAAATTTTCCCATTAGCAACAGCTTTAAACGAGCGGGATTCAGTGAAGATTGGACGAGGGTTAGAAACAACTACGTTGGCAGTGATATCTGACATTTACTATGCTCCGGGTACAGCAAGGCCGCACAATACAAAACTTGCGCAGCATTGCATTAAGGTCGGTTATAATTGCTTAAAAGAGTGGAGGGTTTATGGAACGTGACTTATTGAACTTTGTTTTCTTAATCTTCGGCCTTGTGGTGGGCAAACTTTTATTCGCTTAAGGATTGAGATTTTGATCCCTGAGCGAATGAGTTAACAATGCGCTCAACATCAGATAACGCTTTCTCGAATGCGGTAGAACCACGTGGAGTATTAGCCAGGCGAAGCATTGCATTACGTGCTGGTTCACTCTCATACATTCTTGCCAGCAAACCATACCCGCCACCAACACCTACCAGTGCAGGGTTAGTTACTGTTCCAATACCTAGGATGAACGGTATAGTTTGTTGACCTGTAGGCGTTGTTACTCCTGCCTGACTCGCTCTCTTTGTGGCTTCCAGATAATTCTTTAGCCCCTTCAGATACGCCGCATCACGCCCCTTAAATGCAATACCTGTCTGGTTAGACATCAGGTTAATCTGCCGCAGGAACTGGTCAGGTGAGCCACCTGATTTCTCCATGGCCTTTCCGATGATGCCATTGCGCATCTGTGCGCGACCAATATGACCTACTGAGTTGTACAAGTTTTGAATCTCAGATTTGTTCTTGCTGAATAGCATGTTGTTGACCACTTCAGGGGTCAGGTCTCCTTTCATGATCGCGTTCTTGAGACGCGTATTCTGTAGCTTATTTGCTTCGTCAGCGTATATGGCGTTAGCTTGCTTATAACGACGCAGGGTGTCATTTCCAAGATTCTGTCCGATGGCACTGTCGATATCACCTGTCATTGCGTTGTAGACTCGATTAACTGCAGCCTCGGATCTGTTAATTAGCGCCTGACGCTCGCCCTTTACGTCCTGCCTGAATTGGCTGCGTAATGCACTTAGCTGCTGCAGATCCATCGCCATTGGTCCGCTTGCCCCGGCATTTCGAGATAACTCATCCCTGTATACTTTAAGCTTTGAGATGGTTTCTTTATCGGCTGCACCTCCAAGCTTCTGCAAATCAGCGATTTCATTATCAATTTGCTGAATAGCACGACTTGGCTGGATATTAACTCCTGCCATGGCGTTTTGTACCTGTTCAAGACGATTTCCAGCAGCTCTGCGAATTCCAGATGATTTAGCCTTCAGACTACCAACCACAATCGACGGATCATACTCACCAAACCGTGATGCAAACTCATCTACCAACTGGCTGCGTGCTTCTTGTTGGCTGGCCCGCATAGTGCTTGTGCCAGCGAATGGAATATTCTCAGCAGTAGTTTGCGCCATGCGACCGACGCGGGAATTCGGCTGCAAAACGTCAGTGGTATGCAGAGGAACATCAGCAGCATTAGCGAACTGAATAGCCTGCTGCGCTTCTGGTGCGATCGTCCCGCGAATCCCACGATAAGCAGCACCGGCTGCACGACCTAACTGGTTAATCGCACCACCCAATACGACGCCCGTCCCTAAGTCTGTTGCCAGTGCTTCAGGATTATCTCGCTCACTATTAGCAGCAAGTGAACCAACAGCGTTCTCAGCCAGCAAACGAGATGCTCCCTGAGCAACTCGACCGGCAATAGATGGTGCCTGCGCTGCAATTCTCTCGGCCCCAACAGGAGTCAAATATGGCAGTACTTCAGAGAAGATTTTGCCTTCTGTCGTCTGTGGAGTAAGCGCACCTTGTTGCAAGCCAAAGTCCTGCTCAAGTCCTTGTGTCGTGACGCGAGGCGATGGCTGATAAGTTCCGTCACCAATGCCAAGCTTCTGACCAGCCCATGCCCCGGCACTAGCGACCGCATCAGCCATTGAAGCCGGGATGTTCGCCAGATTAACGCCAGCCTGAAGCAATCCACGCCCAGTCTCTGCAGCAGCATTGCCAAGGTCAGACATGAATCCCCCCTGTTGCTGAGGCGATTCCTGTGGTTGTTGTGCTGGTTGTTGAGTCGTTGGAGGTGGATAAGCAGCATAGAAAGCCTGTTTAGCCTGTTCTGCATCGTTTCCGGCTTGCGGTGCTACTACTTCATTGAAGTATTGCTCCTGCGCCTGTGCTTTCTGCTCTGGTGCTAATGCCTGGTACTGTTGAGAGGCAATAACGTCTTTCCATGCCTTAGCCATTAATCACCCCATAGTGAAGAAAAGTTGCTGTTGGATGCAGGTTGGGATTGCTGATACTGCGATTTACCAACATTAACATTGTACTGCTTGTTATAATTGTTGGTGTATTCCTGAATCTCACGAATAGACTGCTGCATAGCCTCCGGGCTTGAGTAGTCAACCTGCGGCATCCCCTGAAAATACATCTTCGCTTCTGCAATGGTGTTGATACCGCTAGCACCCATATCTCTTGCTGCTGCCACGCCCTGATTCTGCATTCTGCCCTGAATACGTTGTGCTGAGTTATATAACTGGCGTTGCTCTTTTCCTGTGATTCGGCTGCGAACATCTGCACCAATTGCCGGATCACCTGCTCCACCAGTCATTCCAGTCATAAAATCAAGAGCAGAAGCATCTGCGTTTGCGATTGCATCGATATCTTTCTTCATCGCGTAGTTCTGTGCGCTTGCCGCAGACGTTGGAGGTGCTGCAATAGCACTTGCCGGGACGCGAACCATATTGCCGTTATCGTCAATACCTTCGTAAAATGCATTAGCCCCTGCGCCGTGAAGTTTTCCGTCAATGTTGACTGTTCTACCATCTGCAAGCTGAACGACCCGATTCCCGTCGACTCCTGATATCGTTCTGGAGTTTGCCCTTTGCATTGCCAAATCCTGGCCGCGGCGAGCTGTAGAGGCTGACATGTCTTGTCCGCGCATAGTAATATTTTGCCCGCGAGCCTGAAGTCCTTCCCCTGCTTTATTGCTGCGGATTGTTTCAGCAAGTCTACCTCGGTCAATCTCGCGACCTGTCAACTTGTCCTGAATATCAAAATACTTTTCTGGTCCTACCGCGTGCATCCCAATAAGGTCTGTTAATTGCGTGAAGCCTTCAGGGCTTTGTTGATATGTCTGCCACGCCTGTTCAGGAGATACGCCAATTTGCTGCAGTGTATTCTGGTGAGTGGTAAGCTCTCGCATCACCGCTTCAGGCCCCTGAGCTGCAGCAATATTCAATCGTGCAGACATATCGCCCATCGCCTGATTTCTGTCAGCATCAACAAACCCCATTCCTTGACGAATTGTTTCAATCTGGTCTGGGTTCGTGGCCGCGAGTTGACGCAAGGCGTCGCGATCACCTGCCGCATAAGCCTGACCGAAAGCTTTTTGAAAGTCAGAAAGCTTCTGAGCAGCCTCATTCTGCTGTATTTCCTGACCAACTGCACCAAGACCCTGAGCAAGTTGAACTCCAACGTTTGGGCGCTGGCTAAAGTCGTAGTTTGATAGTGATGGCTGCCCGGGCGCGTTTTGGTTTGCCACCTGCATTGATGGCAGTCCGGCGAGTTGAAATGTAGCCACGATAACTCCTTAGAAGAGTGAGCCAAGCAATCCGATACCAGCACCGATACCAGCGCCCCATGGCGTGGAAGTACCTAACAGGCTTGCAATACCAGCACCTGCAAGCGCACCACTCGTACCGCCGCTAATGGCACTTCCAAGCGTGGATTGACCAGAACCCTGAGAGCGGATAGCCGCCATCTGTTGTGCAAGATTACCTGCGTTATTTGCATAGTTCTGTCCTGCCGATGCCTGGCCTGCTGCCGCAGACTGACCAACGTTTAACAGGTTGCCATAGTTTTGCATCTGCCCTGACAACCAGTTCTGCCCGAGCGTTGGTGCAATGGATGCAATTTGGTTTGATGTCGCAGTCGAGCCAAGACCACCGGTCGCTTCGGCAGCATTCAAGCTTTGATAGCGAGCCTGATCAGCCAACTGTTTATACTGGTCTGAGTTGTAATACTGATTGAGAGCGCTATTCTGACCTTCCAGCGTTGATAGCTGCTGAATCTGCTGGAGAGCCGGCAAACCTGCGGCGGCGTAAGGTGCCAACTGCTCCATCACACGATTGAATTGTTGGTTTTGCAGGTCTGCTGCGTACTGTGTTGCTTTTGCGGCTTCTTTTGCCCCGCTGCTTGATGAGCCACCTTTACCGCCTTTTTCAGGATAATAAGGTTCCTCACCGCGCAGTTTCCTGCCCAGCGTAAATGCATATAACATGGCTATCTCCCGTGATTCAGGAAGTCGATTAGTTCTTCGCGTGTGGCGCTGTAAAACGTCACGTCATCCACGCCTTTGAAGTATTTCTTGATGGTTCCCACACGTTTAAGGCCAATCATTGCGCAGTACATCTGACCGTGGCGAAATTTGCGTGCAGCAAACGATGTGATGCACTGAACGGTGGTGTTGGTGAGAATATATCGCCAGAACGTCAGTCCGATTTCCTTACTGAATCCGCGAATCTCAGGCAGGTACATGGCGTGGCAGTCAAAGGTTAGCGGCTGAATCTCGTTGTAATACACGATACCACCGAACTGACCATGTACGTTCACTTCGAAATAGCGGCACTCAGGTTTGTAGTCGTATCCGTCACCGTTGTTGCTCCCTGCGATGATGTCGGGATGGTTGCCGACAGTTTCTATCAGGTCGATGTTTCGGGTGGGAGTGAATGTAATCATCAGTTGATTAATCCATGAGTTCGTATTGCATCTTCGAGAGCTTTGATACGCTGTCGCGCCTGCTGCAATCCGGTAGCCAGAGCTGATACCTCAGACTGCGTATATGTGGCACTGACCGTGTAAGTCTGGTTAGCGTTGAATGCACCGAGAAGCGCAGCGCCTGTTGCTGCTGTCCATCCGGTCTGTCGAGCACCGATAACTTTAGTGCCGCCAACTGAATAGGACGTTGTCACGTTGAGAGGTGACGCCAGCGATTGAGAAGCAGTTGCTGACTTCGATACGTAATCAGCCTGCAATGAAGAAATAGTGCTTTCAGCAGCCGTAACCCTATCATCAAGAGCACTGACATCAGCCTGCAAGGTGACTATTTTGCCTTCAGCCGTGGTTAGCCTGACATCCAGCGCTGCAATTGCATTGGTATTTGCAGTAATACGGATTTCATGGTTGTCTACGTCGATGCGTAACTGCTGAATTCTCACCTCGTGGTCTGCAAGCTCAACATCCTGCTCATCGTTCTTCACCTGCGCGTCATAGGCACCTTTTCCTGCTTCGTTTGCCTTTCCTGCAATAGCGCCAACGTCAGTCCCCTGCGCGATTACGTAGAGCAGATAGGACTGGCTGAAGACGTCGCGGGGGAGGATTGAGGCATCAAGACGGGTGGCCTGAATAATGACAGGATTATTAAGTGACGGATCTGCCATGTTTTACTCCAGACGAATTTGACACCCGGATAGTGTTACTGGTGATTTGGTGATTACCCGCAGTTTGAATCCGATTAATCGACGAATGCGCCCAACACGTTTCCAGATAACACGCTTGTCGTACACAAACGGCTCATTTTGTTCAATCATCTGTTCGCGACCGTAATTGATTCCGTCTGTGGTTGCAGACAGAAACAGTCGGTCAGCATATTGAGCAACACCAGTGGATGATTCAACCTCAAGGTCGAAGCATCTGGCGTTATCTGCCTTGAAGAGGGGTGTAAACAGCAGATGTTCTTGCTGCTTGTCGTACTGACTACTAATGTCGAATTGCAACTGCCCTGTCACTGCTTCTGATTTATCGCCGCACGTTATCTGGTTGCCTTCGTACATGAAGTCGATGGCGCGATAAACATCGTCGTATAAACCTGTTTTCAGTATGCACCATTGCGGCCCGTTCTGGCTTGATGAGGCATCGTAAACCAGCACATGACGCGGGAGATGGATAATCAGCAGTTCATGCGAATCGAACCTCAACGCCTCCATCGCCCCGGTTGCCAGTTCATCAGCCGTGTATGAGCGGATAATTTTCTCAATACTGGCCGTCGCAATTGGTGAAGCCTGCCCTGACCCGATGATGTAGACGGAAGGTGCGCCAGTAGCCGGGTGACTGATGAATGCATATGAATCAGCGAATGGCGTTTTACAGTATGTTCCGGCAATCCCCTTCTGCACCATTAACGATGGCTGCGCGACATACAACGCAGCGCCAACGGTGGTTGCGCCTGTCAGGGAGAAATACTCTATCGTCGATGAGCCAAAGCAGACGATGAAATCTCGCCATGAACCCATGCCAATTATCCCGTCCGGCTGCGATTCTGCGCGATATTGTGCGCTGTACCGGTCAGGATGCGACTCATCTTCGAGGTCAGTGATAAACCATGAATCAGTACCGTCTTTTGACCATGCATAACGCCCACGTAAGCGCGTAATGTCACGGACTGAACCTAACTCATACTGCGTGAATCCGCTGTCTGCAGGCCAGTTTGAGACGGTTTTAACCGTGCCATCATAGCGGTACTCGACCAGTTGACCATTAACGCCTACCGCCTGTGATGTCCGACCATGTGCCATTGATACGCGACCGCTTCCGGATACATCACCTACTACGGTTTCACCTTTGTAGAGCTTACCACCGCAGACGCGATATACAGCGTTCTGAGCGGTATTGTATTCAACGCCACGCGATACACCATTTACATCGTTGCGCTTCGCTATGCCGGGGAATGAGCGTAAATAACCACTGCTGTTGAGGACTTCTTTGGGTGTAGCCAACATATTCACTGGCAGATAGTCGATATAGTCGGCATTCTTGAAGTCTTTGCCGACTCCTTTCATCAATGGAAGCTGCTGAATCGGCATTTATTCACCTCGCGTACTCGGATCATCTTTCTCAATGTAAAACCGATTCCACGTAAACGCGCTTTTGTTACCACTACCGCGAGGCATGTCATTTCTCCGCTCAAGTGGTGGTATTTTGGTTAAAGCGATGCAGATTGTCTGATATGCACTGTCAGCAGCGGTAAGGAGAGCGTCTGACGGTTGAATGACGTTATCCATGCACACTTGCACAGCGAGTTTCAAAGCGACGCCATCATTTGCCCATGCAGGGATATCTGAATCATCGTCAGGTAACGGCATGATGCCGTTTTCTGTATCAGCAAACTGATACCCAAGCTCGATACCTTTCGCCTGCCATGCTGCCATCATGTCTTCGAGGTCATTAATGGCATCTTCAATTGCCTGAGGGTCAGTATCTGTCAACGTGGCATTGGAATACAGCCCGGCTTTTCGTAAAGCCTTTAGAACGAGATCACCCTTCGTTTTCGCCATCTTCTTCCGCCTTAGCCACTTTTTGCTTCGTTGCAGTTTCTTCAGGAGTTTTTACCCAGCCTTTTTTCAGGTGAGATTTAACTTCTTCGTCATCAACAATGATGTAATCGACAGCAAACTGACCACAGGTGATCATGTTGCCAGGCTTATAGAGCATTGTTCGTGCCATTGTCTTCTCCCAATAAAAATGGGGCCGAAGCCCCACCAAAATTACTGCCCGGCAATAACGATGCCCGTATATTCAGGAACCAGTACAGAGCAACCGTACAGAGTGGTGAAACGTGCAGTGGTTACGCCTTTGATGTGGTCGAAGGCGTAAGACATGATCAGCGTAGCGCCCTGCTCGGTGGTTGCTGTCATTACCTGTGGACCCTGACCAGTCGGGAACGCCAGTTTGCCGTACATCAGCTCAACAGAACCATCAGCCCAGAACAGGTTAGCCGGTGCGGCATTTTTGTTGAGAATGGTGATTGCTGCACCATTTGCCGCGTTAGCATCAACGTTTGCATATGGACGGCTGGCGACATCTGCGTTGTCAGGCGGCAGAATTTTCGGGGAGATAGTTACTGTCGTTCCACTTACTGCCAGAGCGCGGAATACCTGCGGCTGCCCGGTGGTGTCTTTGGTGATCTGGTGTACGGAATTCACCCCTGCGATGGTAAACGCATCGCCAACCTGCAAACCTTCAGCAGATACCGTAATGGTCCCCTGTCGGTTATCCACTGGCATATCGTTAGCATCTTTCGCTTCAACTTTGTGCGCAGGTGCTGCTGCCAGCGTAATGGAAGTTGCTGTTCCTTTCGGAACACGACCAGAAATATCGGTCTTGTAGCTATCGAAGGACGCAACCGGAGGGATCTGCGCTTTTTCGTATGCTGTCAAGGTTGCGCCCTGAGCATAGGCACGGTGACCAAGCTCGCCAGCAAGGTCTTTGTAGTTGAAGGGGTTCCAGAAAGAGCGACGGTTGATACCCTGCGGTACACCAATCGCCGTCATGGTGGCATCAATACCTGCCGCACAGTTCCACAAATCACGGCCCTGTGAACCAGTGGTTGAATCCGCCATCGTGATCACGTTAGTAGCACGCTGCGTAACCATGGAAATCAGGTCAGAGTCAATCTGTGCAGCAAGGCGCATACCTGCGGCGCGACCAGCTTCAGTTTTATGCTCAGGGTCACGCATTTCACGCGCATCCAGAGTATACAGAATGTTTTTCGGCTCCTTGAATACAGAAGGAACAAGGCGCTGAACCAGTGCTGTAGGTGTTTTGCTGCTGAGATCGAGGCCTTCTTCAATGTTCATGTGGTAATGCTGCGGACGATACAGAACATCACCTGCTCGCTGCATTGCAGTATCGCCGGGACGGAATTTTTTAGCGTTACGGGAAACTACGCAGGCGGCCTCAAAGCCTTCAACGTAGTTTTCGAACATGATTTCAAGGTCTTTTGCTAATTGGTTAGCCATGCTTAATGCTCCGATAGGTTATTTTTTTGCCTTTTTAGCGGCGAAATACGGCGTCCAGTCACCAGTTTCCAGCGCCCTGGCTTTCAGTTTGTCGAGGTTATTGATTACTGCGCCGTTGCTCCCCTTAACTGTCGGGGTTGTGGCTGCCGTGGTTTTTGCTTTTGGCATGATTCTGGCCTTCGATTCGATACGTTCCAGCAGACGACCAATTGCTACGGGGTTGGTAGCTTCTGCCAGTTGCTTGCGCAGTTCAGCGTTGCGACCGAGTGCCAGAACAACGATTTCCGGCTTCTCTGACTCAAACAGGATCGCGTTTTGTGTCTCGATGGGGATTTCCTCGAGTACGGCCTGCTCAGCTTCCTGATAGCCAGGAACTTTGAGAGCCTTAACACGTTGCTGATATTTGGATAATCGCTCTTGATAGGCAGCCTGAAGCTCCTGCTCCTTCTGCTTGCGAGCCATCTCCTGTTGCTGGTACTTGCCGTTATCCTCTGCCCACTTAGCCATGCGTTGCTGGTAGATTTCTTCATCGAAACCGATGTCCTCATCGTCCAGTTTTGGCATTCGCGGTGGTTGCGTGATTACCGGCTGCTGCTCGACGGGTTTCTGAGACTGACGTATCAGCTCTTTCAGCTCGCGGTCTTTCTCTTTAATCGTCTTGCGCAGGTGTTTTACCAGTCCATGCTCTGCGCCATCTTCGCTGGTTGGCGAATCCAGCTTTTCGTCACCAAAGTAGAATTCCTGTTCTGATTCGTCGTCATCAGTGTCAGTAGCTTCCTCTGCATCATTTCCGGAGGACTCACTGCCATCTTCTGTTTCGACTTCTTCAGCCAGTTCGACATCATCAGGAATCTGCTCTGACGCGTCGGTTTCGATTTCAACTTCTGGTGTGTTTTCTGCCATCTGGTCCATTTGTTACCCCTGTTTACTCGATGTTCAGCCCATCGGAAGGCAATAGGGTGCCAGGCCTCATAAAGACAGCCATTGCACGTTATGGGTTAATTACTGCTGTGGTTATTGCTGAGTTGATTTTTGCAGGATGCTGCTGATGTCCATGCGCTGCGCATGGCCCTGTGCCTGACTTTTCAGGACAAGCTCTGCATCAGCACGGGCATTATCTCCTTGCTGTTGCTGGAACTGTCCGAGCAGTTTCAGCGCCTCACGGATATCAGATTTCTGCTGGCTATCGGCAGATGCGAGGATTTTCACAACATTTGCCGCTGCAACCTGAGCATCAGTCTGTGCCTGGAATGCTTTAACCTGAATGGCTGCCTGTTCGTTCTGCGCTTTCTGCAATTCAGCCTGACCAGCAAGAAGCTGACCTTGCGCTGCAACCATAGCCGGATCTGGCTGACTGGCCTGTTGTTGTTTCGCCTGCTCAACCATCTGCTGTTCTTCTGGTGTTCTCGGCTTGATAACCCCAGACAGAAGCAACTGATTGCGGTTGTATTCTTTAAGGTCGTCCATCCCTTCGCCGTCCATATTGTCGAGAATCATCGACGATACAAGGTCGTGCTTCGGCGTTCCTGGCGGGATAAGTGCCAGCATGGAAAGTAACGACTTAACCGTTGCATCACGGCGAGTAGCGAACGACTGACCGACATCGACAGTCACTTCATAGTTACCCTGCGAAAGGTCGTTAAGCGCGATAACCTGCCCTGTCTGACGGTCAACCACTTCACCAGTCATCAGCTCCACGTCATCGCTGCCGTCCTCATTAACGATACGCATCGGCATATCACTGCCATAGACCTCACGCGCCATAGAAAGCCACACAACGCCAGCGCGACGCATGGATTTAGCCATGTTGTCCATGTAGATATAGGACTGCGTATCCATCCGGTTAAAGATGCTATCAACGGTATCGGTAGCGACGTTGCTCGGCATGTTCTCAAGCTGCGACGCTCCTGTAATTTGCTGAATAGCAGTTCCGGTGTACTGCAATAGCCCGGCAAGAGCAGGAGGCATTTGTGTTGGGGGCGTATAGCTGCTGACCTGAGCCTGCGCAGTAATATCGCCATTTTTGTTTTTCAAACTGACCATCGGCAGGAACGCCGGTCGCTTTTTGTTGCGCTCCGCCCAATGAGTGGCGAGAGGACCAGGAATCATGTCAACATCAACTACAGGAATACCATCACCGCCAGCCTGAGTAGCGTTATCTGCAATCATGGAAACCATCAGGTTCTCAAGACGCTGTGCATCCATCGCTTTTGCTGCGTGGCCTTCGATTCGCTCCTGATTATTAACAAATGAGCGACGCCCATATACCGGGATGAGAGGAATGTGTTCGCCCGGAATACGCTTCGGTTCTTCCAGCCATTCAGCGCCAGACAGAAGGCCGCAATAAACGCGGCGTTTCTTCACTGTCCGCTCACCAATCAGTTCGAATGCGCCATCGGTTAGCTCGTCGACAATATCTTTGATTTGCTCTTCATCATAGATTGCCGTTTCTCCGCTAACAGGGTTGCGCCACGCCGTGAGCTTCACCTTCTCTATGCGAACTTCGTAGTAGCGTCCAACATAGATGGCATCAGGAGTTGACCAGTCATATTGAGTACCAGTGTCATCACGAGAAAGACTTGCCGCGATGGAATCAGGGTATTCAGCCTCGAACGCTTTAGGCGTCATGGAGAACATTTCCATAGCCCACATAGCATCAGAGCGGTCATATTGCTTGCTGTCCTGATCGAAGAAGACGCATGTCGCTGGGTCGTAAACAGGAAGAAGGCTGATGCGGCGCTGCTCGTTACTCGGATCCATTTCATCTTCGTAATCGGCACACATGCGGAAACAACCGAATCCGCCCGTTACGGCATCATCAAATGCGTTATCACACGCTTCGCCACCGGATGTTTCCTGATAGTCAGCGCGGAATTTGCCGTTCATCTTTTCGGCTAACGCTTCCGATGCCTTATCGTCCTTCGGCCTGAATTTAACGCTGATGCGATTCTGTCGATACTCGCCAATGATGCGATCACATTCACGGGCAATCTTATTCAGTTCAAAGCGCGGGTAATGCTCAAACCTGCCTTCATCAAATGAGTAACCAGCATTTGTGCTGCCTTCCCACTGTGCGCCTGACACCCGTACGAAACGTTGAGCCTCAATAATCTGCTCACGCATATCCTGCGTTGCTGACCAGGCATTATCAAAGTTGCACAGCACCTTGCGATGCCAGTCAGTCATCTTTTTTTCTGCCATATCAACCTACACCACAAGGAATTGAGTAACTGGAATAGTCGGGTTGCGCAGCCGACTCCGGGCAATGCATACACATCATCAGCGCATCAGCCAGGTTAGGAGATGGAATACCGAGCTTCTGCTTCATTTCGACCTTAGTCATAAGCTCCAGCTTCCCGTTATTATTGAATTTGCGCTGAATCTGAGTCAGTTCTGCAAACAGCTTCTCCAGCATCTTCTCGCCTATCGCTTCTTTGTCGAAACTCAGCATGTCGTCGGGATCTGCATACTCACCGTGGACAACCGCCCGATATGTCAGATACAGCCTGTCAGCCAGCGCGTAATAGAATTGCGCTCGCTTATTGCGGAATACATCGCCAATAGTGCGAACGTTGTCGCCCTGTACGACTTCATCAGCCCATGCTCCGGCCTGATATGGCGCATCTTCATCGAATGGCGACTCGCTACCCTTGAACATCGTGGCGGTGATTTTCTTACCGGAGAACGCTTCCGTTGTCTGTCTGCGTAGCCCAGCACCAACACCATCACCATCCCACAGGTAGTGGTCTGCGCCGTCTTCAATCGCCAGCGAAGTAGCCCAGTCAGCACCCTCGTTGATGTCCATCAGCAGACCTTCGGCAATGCGCTTAACTACCGAACCGTGACGCGATGCATAACCTTTAGCATCTGGCCCTGTATCTGATGGGTCATGCGCAGAGACAACAGCGCCTTTCGCTTTCCATCCGAGTTTCTTGTGCGCATCGGTAGCAGCTTCAAGCCATTCACGTTTGATGATTGCCATATCACTTGCGCTCACTGGCTCACCAAGCCAGATGTGACGATACAGGGTCGGATTTCTGCGTTTACACTCTTCCATCTCCAGACGGAGAACTTCAGGAAAGTGCGGGTTGTCGGTGTAGTTCACCGTTAGTAGGCAAATATCATCGGGAGGATTTACGACGAACCGCTGATAGGTATCGTCGAGTATGTTCTTCGGGTTAAAGCTCACCCATATTTCGGAAAACGGCTTGCGGATGGTTGGTATCAGGATATCCCACGATTCCTTTGTTACCGCTTCCGCTTCTTCCACCCAGCAGATATCAATGCCTTCGAGCGATTTAATCTTCGTCGGGTTGTTTTTGATGCCGTAGAACATGAATTCAGCATTCGTTCCGAGATGACGAATCATTGAACGCTGAATTTCAAACTCAGCCGAATACCCTTCCCGCTCTATGGTGTCTTCAAGCAGCCGGATTACCGAATCGCTGATACTGTTTTGCAGTTCACGAGCGCAAAGAATACGCACAGGCTGCCGACGCGCCGCTTCAACAAGCAGTCTCGCAATTGCCCATGACTTACCACTACCTCGACCGCCTTTGGCGACTTTGTAGCGATGCGCCTCAATGAACGGTTCAAAGATAGGATTAATCGAGGTCATTTTCCGAATAGAGTACTCATCGGTGATGTTTCAATCTGGATTGCGCCGCCGTCTTTGCCGACAAGCTCGTTAGTTACCTTGTCGCCATACTTACGGGGATTCATTCGGGCCAGCGCCCATTTGCGGGTATCAACGCGAAGTCTTGCCTTTGCCACTTCAGCAGCATCTGGAATCGCATTGTCAGCAATTTCGAATATCTCTTCGAAAATAGAATCCGCTCGTGCCTCAGTTGCCTTCGCGTACTTGTCGCGAAAATCCTCATGCTTTGCCAACCAGCGGAAAACAGTGGACTTATCCGGCATACCAGGACGCTTACATACTTTCAGCAAACTTTCGCCAGAAGAAAGCAACGAGCAGATATCGTCAGCCACCTCCGGCATATAATCAGAGGGGCGACCAGCTTTTGCTTCAGTCGCCATATTCATCTCACTTAATTGTCATTTCACGTTGAGGACTCTTTCGCGCTTTCAATCAATGACTGCTTCAGCAATTCGAGTGTGCCAATCGCCTCGCATAAACTGATTTCACCATCATAATCATGAATAACGCTTTCAAGCCGCTCGTATAGCTCTTGAGTAATTGGGAATTTCTTCTCCTTACCCAAATTTATTACGCGGCTCACATCATGCTCCGGTAGTGAACAGGTCTAACGCTTCCTTCGATTTACGCACCGCTTCGATAGTGCGGGTCGTGATATCTGAATTAGCGCCGCCTGACTGGAAGTGAATTTTGAATAGCTCAAGCTTCAGCTCATCAGTGCCAATGAATTGAAATGCTTCTTCTGCGGCTGCGTTCTGGTTCATGACCAGTTTGTAAATCTCTAACTGGAATTTCTGTTCTTCAGTCATGGGAATAATCTCTGCCATTGTTGGCTCCGGTTGTAGTGATGATGCCGAGCACGCCCATCTGGACTATCTCAACTAGTCGATTCATGACATGTGTCACATTTATACCAACCAGATCATTGCTTTAAGTTTACAGAACAATAATCCTTGGCTGGACGTAAGGTTTTGACATTTTTTCTTGGGCAGTGTGATAGCAATCTTAGATATCTCCGCCCAAATCGCCGCTTGCGTGGCGTTTAAATCGATGAGGTACTCATGACAGAACATTTCTTGCTTGTCGGTGAGTGCCACTTTTCAACCACAAGAAACTTTATGCAAAGGAGTGGACATGTCAGATATAGAGCAAAAAATTGCCCACCTTGAAGATATTATCGAGAAGATGCAATTGGATGCACACGCATCTCGTGTTGCTATTGCGGTTTTATCAACCTCTTTAAATGGCTTAATGGGTAAGGATGCTAAGCTAGGTGATATGTATCTCAACAGCATTGCTCAGGCGGATAGCGGCGAGATTGATAATAAAGTTTCAGATGGTTACATAGCCAAACTGAATGAGAAGGTTGCAGCCCTACTGGGCACGCAACAATAATCATTCTTCAAACGTCAAGCCGCTAAGTAAGCGGCTTTTTTATCCCCCCCCCCACATAGACGGGATAAAACGAATAATATCCAGTCGATGGTATAAGCCATTATCGAGGCCACTCATTAAATGGCCTCTGCAATAACCGATGTCTTTCCATCAGTCCGCCACCACAAAGAATCTTTTTTGCCATAAGGCAGGAGGTTCATCTTTCAGTGGCAGCCAGTGTTATTTCCCCACTTACTGGCTTGGGTTGTTTCGCGGTACTGCCGTAACTGGTTGCCCAGAATAAATTCCGGTTTCATTATCAAGCCCACCCGTTGATGGGCTTTGTAATGGCTACTTCGCTTTTGCTTCCGCTCGCTTACGCCGGCGCTCTTCTTTCTTCTCGGCTTTTGCCATGTCCATGAATGCCTGCATGATCGAGTTCCGCATCATGTAGCTGACAAAGTGATGATTGACACAGCCGTTGAGGCGCAGCTGCTCGCCAAACTAATCCACCGAGGCCAACGCTTCCATCATGCCCTTCTCGCCTTTCATGAACTCTGAGAAGTCGCGCCCCGCTCTGGAGGCGCATTCAATGACGCGATTACTCATCCTGGCAGCCCGGGGATCGTAATCTGCAGCTGGTTAGCCAGGGTGTTAATCTCAGCGATCAAACCAGGTTTCGTGTAGCGCTATGCCGCGAGGCCTTGTCCGCAGAAGCTCGCCATGTCTTTCTTCTGGTCAAACTCATGACATTTCATGTTGAGCTGCGCACTTAAGCTGTTGCGATGATGAAGCTCCCCGGTGAAGTAGTCATCGAGGACTTTATAGGCCGCGTACTTGAACCCGGGGTTTAACCAGGCCGCATAATCGTAAGCAACAAATTTCCCGCCATAGGTTCCGCCGTGTACGCCGCGCGTCGTTAAAACCACAGATTCGTGGTTTTTCTTCAATTCGGCCAGGAACTCCTTGGTCTGCTTGTTTCGCAGATAGTGGTACGGAGATTCAGCATCACTTTTGCCACTGTCTTTCCACATATCGGTGAGGCAGATCATGCCGTCTTCCCCGACACGGATTGGTTGATTGAAGAGGGTTAATGATTTCATTTCGCTGATACCTTTTGGTGGTTGAGCCTGTTCTCGTAGATACGGGCAGCCCAAGAGCGGTCAGCGTTACCACTACCCTATCTCAAGCTCTACCCCGAAAGGCTCTTGGTTGATATGCGCACGAGAATGCGCGGTGAAATTTGGGTATAAAAAAGCCTGACCGAAGTCAGGCTGTTCTGTTTATTGGTTGACGAATCATTTCAGGCACTGAGTCCTGACATACTCCTGCAGGTAGTTAACCTGCGCGGTCATTTTGTCGATTCCACTTCTGAGACGGTAATAATTGAGTTCAGCATCTGCTGTAAGTCTTGGGCTTTCTCCATTGCCCATGCCGCTGGCTCCGGACGTTGACTTTGGACAGGTGGCGGAGACTTGCAGGCGCTTACGACCAGCAGAAACATCAGCGCGGAGACTTTCGATAGTCGCGTTAGCATCAGCAAGCTCCTTTGTGTATCTGGCGTCGAGTTCTGCTACATCACGTTGACGCTTCTGCATGTCAGCGATAATGGATGCGGCTTTGTCGAGCTGATCTTTGTAAGTCATGGCGTTATCACGGTAATGATTAACAGCCCACCCCATTGAAACCAGCAGGCAAATAACCACAGCGCAGATGATTGCGGTTAACCGACTCATGACATCAACACCCCAACGGCCAGAAACCACGGCCACGCATCGTTGCCATTAAATGCGAGCAACGCTGCCATGAAAAAGCAAATCATGCTCATTGCTTCCCCCACAAACAGACTTCACGCTCAATCTCACGGCGAGTCATCAGCCCTTTCCATTGCTTACCGCCAGCGTATGTCCAGCGACGTAGCTGATCACATGAGCCTTTGATATCACCCTGATTTATTTTGCGAAGAAGCGTCGATGTTCTGAAATTACCTGCGCCCACGTTGTAGACGAACGAGTAAAGGGCGCCTCGCGTTGTTTCCGGTATATCGACTTTGATGTACGGGTTAATTTGTCTGGCGACAGTAGCGAGGTCTTTATTCAGGAGGGCTTTGCATTCTGCCTCGGTATACGTTTTACCGGGTATAATGTCTTTTCCAGTGTGGCCATAACACACAGTTAATACACCTACTACGTCCTTATATGGTTTGTATCTGACACCTTCCAGACCATCGTTACCACCGGGGCCAGTGATTAACACAGATGCTATGGCAATAGCCCCGCCACTTATCGCCGCTATTACGCTATTTCGTAGTGCCGGTGACATTGCCATTCAATCTGTCCTCACGCTCTTTGCGTTTGTAGTACCAGTTGATGCCAAATGTGCCGACAGTACAAAGAATACCAATGATTACAGCCCAGTCATTCAGGGAGAGAATGCCACCCATCGCAGTCAGTCCTCCGAAGCTGTAACTGAACCATTCTCTTATTTTGTCCATACGGTACATGCTCTACCCCCTTTATTGAGGGGATTTGCTCTATTGAATTAGGAATAAGGTCGATTACTGATAGAACAAATCCAGGCTACTGTGTTTAGTAATCAGATTTGTTCGTGACCGATATGCACGGGCAAAACGGCAGGAGGTTGTTATCGCAACCTCTTGCCACCCGCTTTCGCGAAGGTCATGTGTAGAAGGCCGCAGCATAACTATCACTGATTAGTTCAGGATAGCCAGTGGCTACGGCTCAGTTATGGTGCTGGTTAACGGACTTGAACCGCTACCCATTCGCTTACAAGGCGACTGCTCTACCATTGGAGCTAAACCAGCATGTTTGGCGGGACAGCGTGGACTCGAACCACGATAAGAAGGTTAACAGCCTTCCGTAATGACCTTTATACGACTGACCCAAAATAAAAAAGCCCCACGGAATCCGCAGGGCATACTTTCAAATCCACCTTAACAAAGGACGGATTTCTACTGTTAGAAACGATATTAAACAAAAATCGCCACTTTGTAAAGAACACATTCTACAGAACGTCTTTTTAGTAGAAAATATTTATCACTGTGTGACTTTACTCAACATCTGATTTGCATATTCCTCCTGCTTAATGCACTCACCTACCAAGCTTTCGAAGAAGTCCTTGTAAGACCTGCGCCATGTGGTTTCAGGAACATCAATCACCGTTGCGCAGATGTATTTTCGAACGCTATCAGGCAGAAGACGAGCATATCCACGCCCATTACAGCGTCCGCAGGTTTTATACGCAGGAACGCCACCTTGTAGAATAGTTTTCTCTTTGTCTACCACTACGCCTTTGCCATTGCATTGGCAAGCGTTGGTAAGCACCCCCTTCCCTTTGCATTTGCGGCACAGAACTTTAACCGTCTCTTTACGCTCTTCCAGATATGGTTTTCCGATGCTTTTCATCGTCATGACTTCAGCATCGATAAACTTCTTTCCACCACAGCAGTCACAGGTTCGCGTACTGGCAGCGCTACGTGAGTAATCAGCAAATGCGAATGTTGCGAGCACTTGCATTACCTTTGGCTTAATATCGTTTTCGAGCTTACGTAAGGCGGCGACCTTATCGCAGTGCTCAAGTGCATATTGGGTCAGCAGTTCAATAGCTTTCTCACGGTCATTGCTGCTGATTTCCATCTTCCCAAGAAACGCGCTGTAACCTAACGATGCGCGACTTTGAGTCATACCCATAGCTGCCATAACATCAGTGCCAGTTAACGTTTCTGAAGCTGTTGCGCGAGGGATATCGTTTATCTGAGTAGATTTTGCGAAGTGAAACTTCACTACATTTTCCAAATTCATGCAGCATCGCCTCCCGCTGGCTTGTTCAATCCAAGCCGGTTCACCAGTTCACGCTCTCGCTCATGCAGATAATCCATCGCCTTCTGGTGTTGCTCCGTCATCTCTCTGACGCTGCGCAATTCAGCTTCGTCACGTTCACGCTGCTGTTTTGCCTGGTTAATGCTGGTTATGCTGCACATTGAGATTCCCCCATGCGGAGTTGAATTCCGTCCTGATACCAGTCTGGCAATGTGAAATCGATGCGCCCTGTAACACCATGCGCCCTTAGCTCCTGTAACCGCTTCAGTTCGCTCTTCATGTGCTGGTATAGCTCATCCATCTGCCAAGGCTTTAAGCGCACAGGAATGCACGCCAGACGCGCTACACGCTCTATTGTCATCTCCCCATAGACAATCTCCGCATGCGCGGTGAATTCGTATGGGTCCTCTTCGAGTTTTCGGTGACAGCCAATGCAGTGGGCGAAGGCGTTATAGGGATGGTATCGGGTTGCTTTGTGTCGTCGGGATTTGAAGTGGGAGCAGTGGAGTTTTTGTCTTTCGTGGTGGAATGTTCGTCCGCAGTAATCGCAGATCCAGTCCGTTCGCTCCCTCACCAGTTGGGAGAAAACGTCATCAAACTTATCTCTCTTTAGTGCCATTGCGTCCCCCTTTTGTCATTTTTTCAGCATATTCAGGCCAGTGCTTTTTAAGTATTCCGTAAGGAACCCTCAGGCTTATTCCATGTCGATTAGCCCAGTTAACCAGGCTGTTTCTGGTTCTGCCAAGTGCCGCCGCCATTACTTCTGCCGGAACCTTACCGGCGACGCGCCTGATGTAATCCTGCTCCCTCGGTGAATATGGCTTGACGCTATTCATCGTCTTCTTCCTCGTACATTGAGCTATTCGGATCGCTCATCAGTTCTGCGCAGCAGTGCTCACACACGTGAACTTCCAGCACATGCAGCTTCTGACCGCAGTTAGCGCACGTTAAAGCCCGCTCGACGCTTTCTTTCTGGTATTGAAGGGATTGGGATGGGCTAAGCATGGCTTTCACCATTAAAAAGTCGCTTGTAAGCATCAATGTCTCGTTTTGCTTCACCGAGCTTTCGTCTTAATTCCATGTTTTCTGATTCAAGCTTTTCCATGTCTTGTTGGTATCGATCGCGGTGTTCTTTCCATGCTTTTCGATACGCCTTCATGTATGTCGTTTTGGCCTTTCTCTTTGCCTGACGAACAGCGTGATGGTTTTCTACAAACCACTCAGGGTCGTTAAATGCTGCTCTGGCGCATGTAGACAAATAATTTGCGGCCTCCCTGTTTAGCCAACAAATACTGATAAATGGCAACTTGATAAGCACCATTTTTCGTTGAGACTCTTTCTCGCCAAACATGTGCCCTTTTTTGATGCTAAGGCCAAATCCAGGTTGAATTAAAAGCATTGTCATTTCCTCGCACGATGTCTTAGCCACCGGATATCCCACAGGTGAGCCGTGTAATTGAAGGTTTTTACGTCAGATTCTTTTGGGATTGGCTTGCGTTTATTTCTGGAGCGTTTCGTTGGAAGGTATTTGCAGTTTTCACAGATTATGTCGGTGATACTTCGTCGCTGTCGTCTCATGCTGCCCTCCTGACGCCCTGCCCGATCGCCATCAATGCCGCTTTGGATACGGTAGTAAACATCCGTCGAGGACTGATGAACGGTCGCCAAATCAGTAGCATTGAGCCTTTGCTGTTTCCCTTCTTCTCCAGCCCTGTCGATGGTTCGATAAAATTAATCCGTCCATCAGTGATGATGCGAACTTCGTCAACACTCTCCAGAGCCTTGCTGAACCATCCGACAGACATATCCTCTGGCACAAGCATCACTACCGTCTGTCGCTGTTGTATGCACTGCTCAGCGGCTTTTTCCACCCACGGCCTGATATTGCTGTACGGTGGGTTATTCCAGATTGCACCATGGCTTATCCACTCAGAATTTAGCGCGTCGTCAGCCTCAGTTAGCCAGTGAGCGCATAGAGCATTTTTGTCGCTCGCTGCCGAATCCAGCCAGAATCCAAACTCAATATCCAGTGCATCAAAAAGCCAAAGCGGCGTTTGCCAGCAGTCCTTGTCGTGTGCTGGCGTATTTGATTTGATAGTCACTCTACTTGCCTCTCCTTTAGATCCCGGTACTCGCAATTATCAGGAATGGTTAGTCGTAATCCCTTCTGATGCGCCCACTGGTCAATATCGGTCAGATATTTGTGCATCTCTCCAATATCAAGCTGACGTGTTGATTTAACGCATCGTGTAATATTAAAAATCGTCACCCTTTTAGCCGGACAAAATATATCTTTCAGCCACTCATGAACCTCTTCAGGCGTGAAGTTTTCAGCAGAAGCAGCAGATAACTGTGCGGCTATTTCTGCATTCCACATCCACAGCAGATTGTTTTGTGACAATGTACGCTTCTCACGGTACTCAGATATTTTGATTCGCCAGCGTTTGCCGGTAGAGAGGATTTGTTTCAGAACTAACCAGAATTGTGATTTATTGGTTTCGTGCAGAATGAAATCATTCATCATCAGTCATCAAATCTAATTGCTGGATAATTCTGTCACACTGAAAATCATTATCGATTTTAACCAACCGGCGAAGAACGCGGTCACGCGGATAGATACGTGGCTTAGGGGCGTTTTTCTGTCTCTCGCCAGTCGGAAGTCTGGAAGCAGACCAGTACCGCTTTGCACGACCAATGTTCTCCTGAAAGTCGGCGCGGACAAGCTCAGTCATCGAACTCATTTCTTAAAGCCTCCAATTACTCTCCCCCAAATAAAAAGGCCTGCGATTACCAGCAGGCCTGTTATTAGCTCAGTGATGTAGATGGTCATACGTCAGCCCCTTGTGCATATCGTCTGCCACGCGCAGCAGGTGCATTTGATGCTGTGCAAATCTGTCTGGCTTCATCCTGGTCACATGCAACAAAGTGTCCGTTACAGAACCGCTGGTAAACCGTACCAAGCGAGCCAAAACGGTTTTTCGTCACGATGATTTCAGCAAATGGCGCGGCGCTACTGCTCTCGTCATATACCGCTTCCCGATAGAGCATGATGATTGAGTCTGCGTCCTGTTCAATGCTTCCTGAATCACGCAAATCTGCGTTTGTCGGGCGTTTGTTTGGTCGCTTCTCAACATCGCGTGAAAGCTGACTCAGGGAGATAACAGGCGTTTTCAGGTCTTTCGCCATCGCCTTCAGGCTTCCGGAGATGTGAGCAATTGCGAGGTCGTTGCGGTCTGCTTTCGGCTTCTCAATCAGGCCAAGATAATCCGCCATGATGAGTGACAGGTTTGGATTTTCCTGTTTGTGCCGTTCTGCGATTGAGCGTATTTCTTCGACCGATAACCGCGAGGCATCGACTACCCATACATCCAAATCTGCAAGCTGACTCATGCCGTTAGCAACGCGCGCCCAGCCTTCGTCATCCATCGATGCAGGATTTCGCAGCACGCTAACCGACATCCTCCCGGCGTTGGCAATGCTTCGCTCTGCAATCTGCAATGCGCTCATTTCCATCGAGAAAATCAACACTCCGCGCCGGATGTCAGAACCAGGAATAACGCGGCTTGCAACGCCTTCGGCAATCTTCAGCGCCAGTTCGGTTTTCCCCATACCAGGACGAGCAGCGATTATCACCAGGTCTTCTGCGTTCATCCCTCCGGTGATGGCGTCAAGTTCGTCGATTCCGGTCTTCAGGGTATCTGACTCTTCTCCGTTCCTCAGACGCCTGTCAAGCGTGTCAGTGTAGTCAGTGATGATTTCCCCTAACCGTACAGGTTTAACCTCGTCACGGGGCTTTCTGATGGCTGAAAGACGCTTTACAAGTTCATCCATCGCCTGACTCGATGTATCGATGGTTCCGCTCTGAATTGGTTCACGCATTTCATCCATGATTTCCAGCACTAGACGGCGGTGATAGTTATCCGCGACCATTCCGGCATATCCCTTCAGGTTTGCGGCACTCGGGCAGTTCTTACTGGTCATCAGGATTGACGTGAAATGCTCCTCTCCGCACGCCTCGGCAACCATCAGCGCGTCGATTAGGTTTCTGTTTCTCGCCTGCTTACGGATAACTTCGAAGGCTTTCCTGTAGAGCGGAATTGAAAACGCTTCCGGCTCAAGCGTTGCCAGAACGTCACTGGCGGTTGGAGTTAATCCACCAATCAGCAGGCCACCGATAACGCTCGCTTCGATATCCTGTCTCATGCAATCCCCCTGTCTGCAAACTTCCCTTCCCGTACTCCCGTTAACGAATCTTCCCTCAGCAGGTAATCAAAATCTGCCGTCCAGCCCGTGTCGTTGTCTCCGAAGTAAAACGGCTTGGCCTGATGCACAAACGCCCTGACATACGCTCTGAAACCGTCCACGTTTGGCGTTTTCAGTTGCGGGATGATTTTCTTCAGGCGACGTTTGCGTTTCTCGTTGACCGCAACAGCATGTGGAAGTCTGTCACCGACTTCGGTGTTGTAGGCGTTCAGGAAGGATTCATAGTCGATTCGTTCTGCCTTGCGACGTTCAGGTTTAACCTGCCCATCGCCGCCCCCGTTAGGGGGTAAGGGGGTATTTGTATTTATTGTCTTTTGTATATTGTCTTTTGTGTTTAGCTGACTTGGCTTATACCCATTAGCCGACTTGGCTAATGTTTTATTAGCTGCTTTAGCTAATGTTAAGCTGTCCTGGCTAATCCACTGAGAAACCACCTTGTTCACTCCGATTTTCACGCCATCAGCAATGAGGAATTTACGCTCGATAAGCTGGCGCTTGGCAGCGCAAACATGAGTGTGATGAATACCTGTCATGGCTGCTATCTGCGTGTTTGTGAGTCGATCCATCGGCTTATTGAATCCGTATGTCTTGCGCATGATAGCGAGCATCACCTTCAGCTGCCGGACGGTTAAATCAGCCATCAGCAGACTGTCGGTAATCTCGTTAGCAACGCGCATGAAACCATCTTCGGTATCTGCCACGCGATGCTCCACGACCTCCAGTTGAGGCCTGTAATCAGCTAACTTAACGACGCCCATGTTTCACTCCTGCTTTGGCTAGTCTGTAAACACCAACAAGGCGCTCTGCGAACGCCCTGTTATTTGCTGCGGCTACCACTAATCCCTCAGGTGAATCAGGATGTCGAATCTCTTCTTTTTCCTGGTATTTCTTACTACGTTTTGTCATAATTACCTCTCCTGATGCCCTTAGAAATCCATCTGGATTTGGTCAGAACGCTCGGTTGCCGCCGGGCGTTTTTTATTTCTCGGCATCACAGCTTCCACCGCTTGCCTTGCCACTTCCCTGATTAAGCTCGTCTCCCATACCTTCTCCAGAAGAACGAACGTCACCGCCATATCCTGAATGTTCAGGCGGCTTACTTTTGAATCAGACCATCCCGCCATCTTTGCAAAATTTGTCTGGCCCATTGATACGAGTCGGGCGCGAAGCTCTGTTTCCACTTCGCGTATCTTTTTGCTGTGATTTGTGAGTTCCATTACTTAGTATTTCCTGTAGTTAATAGTTAGTTGTGGCTATGCACACTGGCGCATAAACCTGTGGTTGATTTGTTATCTGGAGTTCGCTTTTCAGCGACGTAGGACGAATGTCCGTTGTTGGAAGTGGTGTTGCTTACGCAGCCTTTGGTGGAAAAAGATCGTCTATGGTTAGTTCGTAACCGTATTCTTTGAACGCATTGATAAAAGCACGACAAAGATTGATGTCCATTCCCCTTCTGCCTGTCTCGTAATGACAAACTGCACCACGCGTACAACCGAGTACTTTCGCAAGATCTTCCTGCGTTAAACCGAAGCGCTCGCGAAAATTGCGAATATTATTCATAGGCTCCTCCCTACCAAATAGTATACACATCGTATTCAATATCGCAATACAGAGTTTACGAGTTGTGACTGTTCTTGTTTGATACAAATTGTATAATTTAAGGATGAAAATGAACTGGTATGACATAGCGAAGCAAAGGATTGATCAGCTTGGATTGAATCAGGATAAAGTTGCTGAACACCTTGGTGTAACCAAAGGTGCTGTTAGTCATTGGCTTAACGGAAGAAGGAACCCATCAATACAAGAAATTGGAGCAATTTTTCAATATCTTGGCGTTACAGACGTGAGGTTCAACGCTGACGGAACCTTTAGCGTTGGCGAATCAACAGAACAAAAGCCTGTTAAACCTCAATTTGAATACCCATTCTTCTCTCATGTTCAGGCTGGAATGTTTACCCCAGAATTTCGCACATTCACCGAGAGAGATGCAGAATGCTGGATTAGTACGACCAAAAAAGCCAGTGATTCATCTTTTTGGCTTGAAGTTGAAGGCCACTCAATGACGGCTCCAGCGGGATCACGACCAAGCTTTCCTGAAGGAATGCTGATTCTTGTAGACCCAGAAGATCCTGTAGACCCAGGCGATTTTTGTATTGCAAGGTTATGTGGTGATGAGTTCACTTTTAAGAAGCTCATCAAAGACAGCGGACAAGTATTCTTACAACCGCTAAACCCTCAGTTCCCAATAATGCCATGTAACGAACAATGCAGGGTTGTAGGTAAGGTTGTAGCCAGCCAATGGCCTGATGAGATATTCGGGTGATGATGGATAAGGGATGTTTGGGGGATGGTGGTTGTGTGGAACAGGTCGCAGAAATGCGGCCTTTTTTATTGGATGGAATTACAGGTGTAAAAAAACTCAGCTATAAGCCGATCAATTTGTTGAAGTTTTTATTTATCCTGGGTAGGATCCCGCTGTTGTGCGATCTTTTTCTGTTCGCCAACAATGGAAAGGCCCAGAAGGCGGCAACCTTCTGGGCCCACAAAAACACTGGCTAGAATGTTTTCTTGAGATCTCGATTGGGGAGATTACCTCAAGCGTTTTCCCCTGTAAAGCATTCGATGCCATCTTTTTTAGAAGGTATCAGAATGAAGCATATCTGTAAGAAAGACCATCGCTATGACCCTCGCTTTACTTCTCTCCCAGAAAACCAAGGAAATACCGGACGCCACAAATGCCCAGGATGCGCATTCGAGCTCGCAATGGAGCTAAAGGCTAAGGGAATTCCAATGTGCAACGACGATTCTATTCTGGCCGATCTGCCAGAAAGCCAAGCAGGAACTGTTCGTCATAAGGATGCTTTTGAAGCGTACAAGATGGCGTATCAGGCTTAACTAACCCAACCCGGCCACAGCGCCGGGTTTTCTTTCCCCTACTCTTTCGGCAGTGTCAGAACATCAATAGCCAGTTCTACGGCCAAGTCCACATCCTCTTCCTGCCACAGTACCTGAATCATTTCTATCAAAGCTTCACGCGAAGGTTCGCGCTGCTCTACCAGTACCTGCATCAGCGCAGTACCGAGAACCTCAACCACTTGCGGGTGAAGCTCCGCAAAGAACTCATCCTCACTTTTCACACTGATTCCTCGCTCGTTTTTTGTTCAGAACAGTATGGCATAGGCGACTTATAAAAATAAATCACTTTAAAAATCAACACAATGTAAACAAAACAACCACGAGGATACAAAATGTATTTGAAATGATGTTTACTATACGTATACTAAGCACATCAGCAGGACGCACTACTCACCAGGACGGTGAACATACAACGATTCAGTGATGAATCTACGAGGCTGAAAAGCCTGATAACCAAAGTGAGCTTTGGGATGTGGTGAAGCTTAACGGCGAGCTAGGGAATAGTTTTGCGGTGAAGATTCTAGATAACTAACCACAAGGCGCGCGTAACCCAATCGGCATCGCACCGATGGAAGATGGTTCGACTCCATCCACCACATCACCAAAGTTCATCAGGAGGTCTATATGACACGCAGAACAGCTTTCAATGGCTCAGCAGCAGGTCGGCGTCGTGAACGCCGTGCAGCGCTTCAGAATGCGGTAACGGCAAGCTCAGAAGTAATGCACCGCCCTACTCTTAGCCGTGCGCAGATTCAGGCCAAAGGAAAACACGAAACGCCAAAACGCATTGAAGACGCAAAATCACTTCAGTTCATGGCGAAAGATGCATTCTGGCAACTGGAAGAATACAGACGCAATCTGGAGCGGGCAGCCATTGTGTACGCAAATGAGTTTGGACATAAACCACCAGAAACCGGTGTATGTCTTCCAGACGTAGCACTTTACGCGGCTGGTCATCGTAAGTGTGGGCAAATTACCGCTAGATAATTATTCAGGCAGCAATCATCTAATCAGGTCGCAATGCGGCCTTTTTTATTGCCAAAATTTAAGGAATAACAACATGAATTCAGCAGATTTATCGAAGATTCTTGAAGAGCACAAGGTGTGGATTACCTCAATGCGTGAGAGCGGATCGAGAGCCAACCTGCGCGGTGCCAACCTGCGCGATGCCGACCTGTGCGGTGCCAACCTGTGCGGTGCCAACCTGCGCGGTGCCAACCTGCGCGATGCCAACCTGCGCGATGCCGACCTGTGCGATGCCGACCTGCGCGATGCCGACCTGTGCGATGCCGACCTGTGCGATGCCAACCTGCGCGGTGCCGACCTGTGCGGTGCCAACCTGTGCGGTGCCAACCTGCGCGGTGCCGACCTGCGCGATGCCGACCTGTGCGATGCCAACCTGCGCGATGCCGACCTGTGCGATGCCGACCTGTGC